AACTTGTACCTTGGTTGGCTTCTCAGACAGATATTCTTGCAGAGGATTATTATTTAGTAAATGAATAAAGCACATGAATAATCAAATTATACACAATAAATACTTCATGTTAAGATTTAATTAGGAGGTGTTTGTTGTGGGTATTCCTTATGAACAACGTGTTGGAACTAAAATAAATCACCTTACTATAATTAAATTAACTGGAAAACGTAATAATGGTCATAGAACAAAAATCATGTGTTTGGCAAAATGTGATTGTGGTAATGAATTTGAAACATTAATTGAAAGTATAATTAGTGGTCAAACTTCAAGTTGTGGTTGTCAGAGAAAAAAATATGAAAATTCAGCCGAAAGAAAAATATTTAATAATTATAAAAATAGTGCTAAAAATAGAAATTATGAATTTAAACTATCTTTTGATGAATTAAAAAATATTATATATCAATCTTGTCATTATTGTGGTAGTCAACCACATGTTAAAAAAGAAGTTTATGGTGATAAAGTAATTACTAATGGAATTGATAGAATTGATAATAATAAAGGTTATTTAATTGATAATGTAATACCTTGTTGCTTTGTTTGTAATCGGGCAAAATCAACTATGTCTTATAATGATTTTATTGATTGGTTAAATGATGTTTCTCAATTTAGAGGTGAGATTTGTGGATAATAAATTAAGTAAAGAGGATTTATTTTTTTGGAAGATTAAAAATGATAGAGAATTTTATTTTAATAATTTTTTAAAAATTAGAGATAAAAAAAGTCAACTTGTACCTTTTAATATTAATCATGCTCAAAAAATTGTACTCAATAAAGTTGAAGAATGTGAAAAAACAGATAAATTAAAACGTTTTATAGTTTTAAAAGCTCGTCAAATGGGGTTAAGTACTCTTTTTGAGGCTCTTATATTTCATAATACAAGTACTAATTCTTTTAAAAATAGTTTGATTATTGCCCATGAAGATAAGGCAACTTCCAATCTTTTTCAAATCTCAAAGCTTTATAACGAGGAATTGCCGGATATACTTCGACCAATGATTAAATATTCCAATGAAAAAGCATTGGTTTTTGAGAATCCTTCTAATGATTTGGAAGAAAAAAAACGTAATCCAGGTTTACGAAGCAAGATTACTGTTGCTACAGCAGGTACAGCAGAAGCAGGACGTTCTGCAACTATACATAATCTACACGCATGTTTGCACAAAGATTCTTTGATTATATTAGCCAATGGTACAACCAAATCAATTAAAGATATTTGTATTGGAGATACTGTTGTTACTTCATCTGGTTGTTTTGCAAATATTTCAAACAAATGGACTGTTGGAGAAAAGGATACTTTTGCTATAAATACGTGGTTGTCAAATGAAAATCTTTATGTTACAAAAGAGCATAAAATTTTAACACAAGATGGATATAAGGTATGCTCTGATTTGAAACAAAGTGATTTTATTAAAATTCCAACAATTGAATTTAAGAACACTGATAAAACTTATAAGTATCATATAGAACAAAACTCTATTGGAAAAAAATATAATACCGATATAAGTTTTGAATACAATTATGATTTTGGTTATCTTGTAGGTTATTATCTTGCAGAAGGTTGTATAATTAAGCAAAGTTCTACTCAAAAAGAAAGTTATTCTGGCATCACATTTACTTGTGAAAAAAACGAAACTTTTATAGAAAATGCTTTAAAATGTCTATCTGACATTACATACACTAGAAAAGATGTTGTTTTTGAAGGTACAAATAAAAAACAAATCACACTATACAGTAAAACTCTTGCTCATGCTATAAATAATTTGTGTGGAAGAACTACTGAAAAACATATTCCGCACAATGTTTTTGATACAAATTGTGAATTTGCAAAAGGTATTATTCGTGGTTTGTATGATGGCGATGGCTCTAAGACTAAATTAGATAGAGTGTCTCTTACAACTGTTCACGAAAACCTTGCTAGACAACTTAAAAGAATGATTATTGCTGTTGGTTATGGTGTTCCATCTGTTTCGTATAGAACAAACAGGTTTAGATATGGTGTAAAGAACAAAGATATTTATTTGATTGATATGAATGGAGACACTTTTAAACGTTATAATGGCATTGTTGTTGATACTCCACATAAAGCAACTAAATATAAATATATTGATGGTGATGTTTTTGTAAAAGTACGCCGTATTGAACCTTATGAATCTTCTACTGTGTATGATGTTGAGGTTAATCATTCAGACCATAATTTTGAAACTCCTATTGGAATTGTCTCTAATTCCGAAGTAGCTTTCTTTCCTGATGCGAAAACTACTATGCTTGGCTTGCTTCAATCTGTTCCTGATGAGATGAACACACTTGTTGTACTTGAAAGTACTGCTAATGGTGTTGGTGATTGGTTTCATGATATGTGGCAAAAAGCTACTAAAGGTGAGAATGAATTTATACCAATATTTTTACCTTGGTTTATAGACCCAGGTTACACAAGACCTTTTAAAAGTGAAGAAGAAAAAGAACAATTTATGTCTGAGGTCAATACACCTACTATTAATTCAAGTGGTGAAAAATTCAATACTTATGAATATGACCTCATGCAGAAGTTTAATCTCACTTGGGAACAAATGAATTGGCGTAAATACACTATGGCTAACAAATGCCAAGGTGATGAAATGTTATTTATGCAGGAATATCCTGCAACTCCCGAAGAAGCATTTATCTCATCAGGTAGACCTAAATTCTCCATCAAAGCACTTAAAAAATATCAAACTCTCACTAAAACACCTACACGTGGTTATCTTCAGGTTAATTCTGAAGGTAGAGTTACCTTTTTACCCGAAGAAAGTGGTTATATTTCGATTTGGAAAGAACCTGAACCTGAACGTTTTTATTGTATTGGTGCTGACGTTGCAGAAGGACTTATACAAGGTGACTATTCTTGTGGTGTAGTTGGTGATAGTGAAAGTTTTGATATTGTTGCAATGTGGCATGGTCATATTGACCCTGATTTATTTGGTTTAGAACTTATCAAACTTGCACGATATTATAATGATGCTTATTTGGGTATTGAAAATAATAATCATGGTTTAACAACGTTGACAACAATTAAACGAGAAGAATATTGGAATCTATTTTTTACTAAAACTTACGATAGAATTTCCGATTCGGTTACTCAAAAACTTGGTTGGACAACAAGTTTACGTACAAAACCTTTGATGATTGATAAACTTGTTGAATTTGTTCGTGAATTTTATATTGGTATTTATTCTGATGTGATTATTGGTGAAATGTTCACTTATGTTATTGATGATAAAGGTCATACTAATGCTCAATCTGGTTGTTTTGATGATACTGTAATGGCTTCTGCAATTTTGTTGCAATTATTATTAGAAGGTAAAGGTGAAAACTTTATACCTGAAATACCTATTGACCAACGTAATAAAGTGCGGCGAGAAATTGTAGACCCTTTGTTTGAAAAAAATGAAGATAGCGAGTATTCTATATAGAAGGAGGTGTTAATTTTTGTCTACAAATAATAATTATAGTGAACAACAATTGTGTAGTATTTGGAATTTTAAATTTAAAAATTCTATGATACATAAAGCACCGTATACTAAACGATGGTTAACTTATTTGGATGCTTATAAAGGTGATTATTTTAAAAATCTTAACATTCCTGATTATAAATCTAATATGATAAGTAATTATATATTTTCTATTGTTGAAACAATTCGACCAATCATGCTTGATAATGACCCTAAATTTCAATCCTTACCTCGTCAATCAGCAGGTATGGAATTTTCTACTGATGTGCAAGAAGCACTTACTTATGAATGGGATAGAGAAAATATGAATCCTAAATTGTATCGAGAATTAATTAATGTTTTAGTTCTTGGTACAGCTATTTTCTTCATTCCTTGGGATGCAAAACAAAAAGATGTTAAAGGTGTTGCAGTTAATCCTTTTAATTTCTTTGTTGACCCATTAGCCACATCATTAGATGATGCTGAATATACTATTTATGCTAATTATGTTAACGAAGTTGTTTTAAAACGTCTTTATCCTGAAAAAGCCGATAAACTTAAAGGTGGTTCTATTAATTATAGTGAATTGGTTTTGGAAAATGATAAAAACGCTATGATTGATAATCAAATTCTTGTTTTAGAAATTAACACTAAAGATTATGAAATTGAAACTAAAATTGATGGTGATGAGAAAATCACCAAAAATCTTTATCCTAAAGGTAGAGTTCTTACTTTATGTCCAGAATTAGGTATTGTTTTGGATGATAAACATAATCCTTATGATGATGGTGAATTTCCTTTTGAAATCATTAAAGATTATGATATTCCAGGTAAGTTTTGGGGTGAAGGTGAAGTTGCTCAGTTAATTTCACCACAAAAACATATGAATGATTTAAATAATGCTAT